TCCCCTAATAAATATCGGGAAACCGAGGGTATAAAAGGTCGATATAGATATTTCTGGACTTAAAAGAGAACAAGTCCTCAACCAGTTCCGCAAAGTCTATGGTCAAGATAGAGTTAGTAATGTTCTTACTCTCGGGACTGAAAAAGCTAAGTCTGCTATTCTAACTGCCGCAAGAGGTCTAGGAATCAACAATGATATTGCTCAATACATTGCTTCTTTAATTCCTAGTGACCGTGGCATCATCCGCACACTAAAACAATGTTACTATGGCGATAAAGACAATGATATGCAGCCAGTTACACCATTTGTGACAGAAATGAATCAATATCCAGAATTATGGAAAGTCGCAAGTAGGATTGAAGGTTTGATTTGTAGAGTAGGAAGTCACGCAGGCGGATTGATTTTCGTAGATGAACCATTTACAGAATCTACTGCTTTAATGCGAACACCAGATGGTACAGTAGTTACTCAATTTGACTTGCATGATGCGGAAAAAGTTAGCCTAATTAAATATGATTTACTTAGTATCGAAGCATTAGACAAGATTCAAGTTTGCTTAGAATTACTTGCAAAATATGGGTACATCAAAGAATATCCCACCCTACAAGAAACTTATGAGAAGGCTCTTGGAATCTACAATATCAACAGGGATAATCCTGGAATGTGGAAAATGCTCCAAGAACATAAGATTCAATCTATGTTTCAAATGGAACAAGCAAGTGGAATTCAAGGAATTGATAAGACAAAACCGCACTCTGTAGAAGATTTATCTGTTTTGAATTCAGTCATTCGTCTTATGGCGCAACAAAAGAATGGCGAACAACCTATTGATAAATATGCAAGATTCAAAAATGATATTAGTCTTTGGTATAAGGAAATGCAAGAAGTAGGATTGACCGAGCATGAACAAAAATTACTAGAGCCTATTCTTGGTATTTCTTATGGTATTTGTGAATCGCAAGAAAAAATTATGATGTTAGTTCAGATACCCGAATGTGGCGGTTTTGACTTAAACTATGCGGATTCATTAAGAAAATCTATTGCTAAGAAAAACCCAGAAGGATTCATCAAATGCGAGGAAGAATTCTTTAGTAGAATGGAAGAGCATCATTTAAGCAAGAATTTTTGTAATTATGTGTGGAAACAGGTATGTGTCTCTAGGGGGTACTCGTTTAACTCATCACACACTGCGCTCTACTCGCTAATTGGCTTACAGGAAATGAACCTTGCTTATTTCTACCCTACAATTTTTTGGAACTGCGCAAACCTTATTGTTGAATCTGGTGCCATTGAAGGATTAGATGAAAAAACTTCTAATTATGGCAAAATTGCGATTGCTGTTAATAAGATTAAAACATTGACAGATACTAAAGTTGCTTTGATTAATATTAATAAATCTGATTATTCGTTTACGCCAGATGCAGAAAACAATATTATTTATTTTGGTCTTGCGGGATTGCAAAGCGTAGGTATTGATACTTGTAAAGAAATTATTTCTAATAGACCCTATTCATCGGTCCAAGATTTTCAAGAGAAAGTCAATGTAAATAAGACAGCTATGGTAATTCTTATTAAAAGCGGAGCTTTTGATTGTTTTAATGACAGAGAAAAAGTCATGGTAGATTATATCAAATCTATTAGTGGTCAAAAGCAAAAAATTACTTTACAAAATCTTAATGTTTTATTTGAAGCTGGCTTGCTCGATGATTTTAAACACGAAAAGCAAACTTTTAATTTCTACAAGGAATTAAAAAAGAATTGTAAGTATAAAACATATTTTGAATTACCACTTAATTCTCCTTACTACAAATTCTATGAGAAATATTTCAATATTGATTTGACAGAGAATGTCAATAATAAAATTTGCATCAATCAGAAAACTATGAAAGAGCAATATGACGCGGAAATTCTCCCTGTAAAAGAGTATCTCCAAGAGAACAAAGAAACTCTATTACAGCAATTAAATGACTTCTTATTCAAACAAGAATGGAATAAATATGCGGGCAGAGGATATGCCGCAGGAGAAATGGAAAGCATTGGAACGTATGAACATCCGCATGAACTAGCAAATGTAGATAAAGAAATGTATGAGATTTCTGATTTTTCCACATTACCCAAAGTCCCTACTATTGATTTTACCTGCCAATGGCAAGGAAGAACAATCCCTATTTTCAAGATTACGAAAATTATGGGAACAGTCATTGCAAAAGATGATTTACACTCTACTATTTATTTACTAACACCAGATGAACAAGTAGTAGTTATTCGTTTCTCTAAAGATTATTATGCCAGATATAATAAACGCATAAGCGAACAAATGCGGGATGGGACAAAGAAGGTCCGAGAAGAAAGCTTCTTTAAAAAAGGCACTCTTCTTTTAATAACTGGTTTTAGAAGAGAAGATAACTTTGTTCCAAAGGCATATAAGAGATTAAAGACGCATCAACTTTTCAAAATTACAGAAGTTTTTGATGATGGAAGAATTAATTTTACTAACGCAAGATGGGGTGACGAAACTGAATAAGAAAGTTATTATTGCAATTTGCGGAAAATCCTCTAGCGGTAAAACTACTTTGGCAAATGATTTGTACTATTATTTTAAAGAATTGGGAATTAAAGTACATCATATGGTCAGTTTTACCACTAGACCTCCAAGAGCAGGAGAAAAAGAAGGACTGGACTACTGTTTTGTTTCTGATGATATTTTTAAAGTTCTTCAAAAGAATGGTTCTTTTATTGAGTCAACTTGTTTTAATGGATGGTATTATGGCACGGGCAAGTTTTCCGCGCTCGAAAATCATCTAAATATTGGGGTTTTCAATCCTGCGGGAATGGAATCCCTGGCGAAGATGAAAGATGAATTTATCATCGTGCCAATTTATCTAAAAGCTAATTGCTTTACCAGACTATTTAGGTCAATTAAAAGAGAAAAGAAGCTCACGAAAGAAATGTTGCGGAGAATGGTTGTGGACCACTATGATTTTAAGGACTTGTCCGCAAGATTGAATCCTGCTTTTGGAATTCCTCCTCTCGTTTTAGATACGAAGTTACCACTAGATATGGTATTCCTTACGGTATCGAGGTACTGTAAATTGTGCCTAACTAAAGATTCTGGTGGCATTTTTCTATAAAATAAAAAGAATGAGTTTTATTTTATATTAGCAATCAAAACTAGAAAGGAGATAAATGCAAGTTATTAAACGTGATGGAAAGATTGTTGCTTTTGATGAACAAAAAATTTCTAATGCAGTAAATAAGGCTTATTCAGAAGTACATGGCAATTCTGATAGTAACTTGGGCGATTCTATTGCACACTATGTAACCGATAATTTAAAAGCTAAATATGCGGACAAAGATGTGACAGTAGAAGAAATTCAAGATACCGTAGAAGATTGGCTCATTAAGAGTGATGATTTACCTGTTGCAAAAGCCTACATTAGGTATAGGTACGAACGTCAGCTTGCCCGCAAGAAAAAGACTGACGAAGAATTAATTACGATGGTTGGCGGTACAAATAGCTATTGGGCGACAGAGAATAGTAATAAAAATAGTAAGTGGGTCACAGTTCAACGAGATTATATGGCTGGTATCGTGAGTAAGGACCTTGCCCGCAACTATATTTTCCTAAAAGAGACAATTAAGGCTCATGATGCGGGAATTATTCATATTCATGATATGGATTACGCCGCCCAGAAAACGCTTTCAAACTGTTGCCTAATTAATCTGAATGATATGCTACAGAATGGCACAGTAGTCAATGGCGTACAAATTGACAAGCCACATCGCCTATCAACCGCAATGACTATCGCAACGCAGGTGATTTCCTCTGTCGCAAGTGCGCAATTCGGAGGTTGTACAATTACACTCACGCATTTAGCACCATTTGTTAGAGCTAGCCAGGTAAGATTCTATAACAAGTATATCGATTGGGGATTTTCCGAGGAAGAGGCTCAAGTATTTGCGGAAGAGGACTTAAAGAAAGAAGTCGCTGATGCGGTCCAGACTTTAAATTATCAGCTTAATTCTTTAACTACTACTAATGGTCAAGCACCTTTTGTTTCTATCTTTATGTATATGGGAGAAACAGAAGAATATAAAAAAGAATTAGCAATGCTGATTGAAGAAGTGCTAAAGCAACGTATTTTAGGAATGAAAAATTCTGTGGGCGTATATGTTACAGTTGCGTTTCCTAAGCTACTTTACGTTTTAGAAGAAGATAATATTAGAGAAGGAACTAAATACTGGTATCTAACTGAACTTGCGGCAAAATGCACCGCAAAAAGAATGGTCCCTGATTACATTTCAGAAAAAGTAATGAAAGACCTTAAACTAGCCAAAGGACAAACCAAAGGAAATGGTTCTGTCTACGGCTGCATGGGTAAGCAAAAGCTACAGCTCATGTAAAATCTCTTGAACCTCGCCCGAGGGTGTGGATATTAGAAATATCTGCTAACGGTTAAGTCTGTGGAAGCAGAGTAGACCGTGGGAAGTCTAATTTTATTAGAAACCTGTATCGACTATCACTGATGAATGTAAGTGAGTAGGGATAGAGATAGGCACTATTCCGAAGCGGGAGACTACTCTTATAGAGTAGAAGATATAGTCAGTTCTTATGGTAACATAAGGTAAAAACGTGTAGGTCGTTCTTAACCCCAGACCGTTCTGGAAATGGCTGGGATAATATTGCCAAAGCATTAGATTATGATGGCAAACCTAAATACTGGGGTCGGTTAACCAAAATCGTTGAGCCGACCATATAAACCGTGTGAACGTATGATAAAACGGTGTGGCTATAAAGCTGCTAACGGCGAAATCCTTACAGGACAACGCCGTGTCAAGTCGTACATATATAACTACCTAAATTGGAGTACATATATGAATAAAACAATCTATTTAAAACAAAAAGTCTTTAAACGTTTTAAAAATACAAAATATTTTGTATCATTTGATGGAGAGATTTTCTCTGTCGCTTCTCAAAAAATTCTAAAGCCGTTAATGCGACCAAATGGATACTTGTATATTGATATTATTTTCGCACCTGGTCAAGGACAAAAACACGTACCTATTCATAGAATGGTTGCGGAAACATGGTTAGGCCCATGTCCAGAAGGACTACAAGTTAATCATATCAATGATGATAAAAAAAATAATTCTGCCAATAATTTATATTATGGAACGCAAAGAGAAAATGCTAATGACAGAGTTAAAAATAATCATAATATTGGTCCGTCAAAAATTTTAACAGTTTACGACAAAGAAAAACTAGAAGTTGTAACTTTTTTCCCAGCCAAAGAAATTATTACTTATGCGGGACACACTCAAATTAACGGTGGAGTAAGTAGATGCATGACAAGAAACTGGTTTAAAAAACGTTTTGATGTTATTGAATATAGGTTAGTAAAAAATACGAAAGATGTAACGACTATCGCTGATGAATGTAAGCGAGTAGGTCAGAAATTTATCGCTGACCGAAGCGCACGGCTATGTTAAAGCATAGAAGAAATAGTCTAATCCTCATAGTAATATGAGACAAAAATGTCAACGTTGGTGTCTGCACTATCAATCTGGTTGATGTCGCATTATCCGCAATCAAAGAATCTGATAGCAAAGACCAAAAGGAAATTGAAAAACATTTCTGGAAATTAATGGATGAACGTACAGAACTTTGCCATACTGTACAAAAAATTCGTGCGGAACGCTTGTCCGCAACAAAAGCAGAAGTTGCTCCTATCCTTTGGATGCACGGAGCATTAGCAAGACTAGATAAAGACGAAACACTTGACAGGTTGGTCCACAATGGATATGCAACATCAAGTCTTGGATATGCTGGTCTTTATGAGTGTGTAAAAGCTATTACAGGTGAAAGTCATACTCACCCAAATGGCAAGGAATTTGCATTGAAAGTCATGCAATATCTTAATGACCAATGCAATAAGTGGAAACAAGCAGAAAACATCGATTATTCACTCTACGGGAGTCCAATCGAGTCAACAACTTTTAAGTTTGCCAAATGTTTACAAAAACGTTTCGGCAAAATCGAGGGTATCACAGACCGTAGCTTTATTACAAATAGTTGCCACGTTCCCGTCTTTGAAAAAATTAATGCTTTTGATAAGATTAGTTTAGAGGGTGAATTCCAGGCATTATCCCCAGGTGGATGTATTGTTTACGTAGAGAGCGCAGATATGCACGATAATATTCCTGCACTTGAGAAAGTAATGCAACATATCTATCAAAACACCATGTACGCGGAAATTAATTGCAAGAGTGATTATTGCCAAGAGTGCGGATACGATGGGGAAATTGAATTAAAGTATGATGCGGAAAATGATAAGCATTATTACCAATGCCCTAATTGCGGAAATCTAGATACAGATAAAATGAACATAGCTCGTAGAGTTTGCGGGTATATTTCGACTACAGTACCTAATGAGGGAAGATTAAGTGATATTGCTAATCGCTATGTGCATTTAGATGACCATGATATAGAGGAATAAATAAAATGAAATACGCTCAAATTAGAAAAAGCGATATTTCCAATGGAGAAGGAATTGGTGTTTCATTGTGGACACAAGGATGTCCGTATCATTGTGCGGGATGCCATAACCAAGACCAATGGGATAGGAATGGAGGTAAAGAACTAACTGACCAAGATATAGAGAATATGTTTATCTATATTAATAAACCTTACATTTCTCGCTTTTCTATTTTGGGCGGTGAACCTCTATTACCAGAAAATATTGCCACTTTATTAAAAATTGTTTTGCGGATAAAAGAAGAAAGACCAGATATTAAAATCTGGGTATGGACAGGGACTACTTTAAAAAACCTTCTTCTTTTATGCAGGTTTGAAGATTGTGAAGATAAAGTCTTTGAAAACCAAAAATGGGATGGACAATCAATTAAAGGATTAGTAGAATTATTAAATAATATTGACTATTTAATCGATGGTAGATTTATCCAAGAGCAAAAAGATTTGTCATTAAAATATCGTGGCAGCAAGAATCAAAAGATTTATGATATGCGGCAAAGCATACAGAAAAAAGCGATTGTGTACGCATCGTTTTAATTTTGTTGGGGAGCTATTTTTTAAAAATAGTTCCCCTTTTTTTCTTTACAAAAAATAAAAAGTATGATATAATATTTTTGAATAGAAAGGTAGGTGAAAAATGGAATTATCTCAATTTGAAATTGACCAGCAACTTTATGACAAAGCCAAAATTGATGAAACAAGAATTGTAGAAGGATTTTCTTCTATCGGGGCATGGTTCAGCACCCATCTTTTTTCAAAATATTATTGTCTCATGTGTCGTGATAAGAAAATTCCCGATGTAACAATTTTCCATTTTAATAATATGCACTATGCCCAAGGGGTAGAAGAAGTAAAAGAGGTTTTGCAGAGCAGAGGAAGAATTCTCGATATTGTTTACGACCATGCAGGAAATGCCTACAAGTGTTGGGTACGTACAAAAGACGATGGAAAACCTAACGTATTCTATCTCTTTGAAAGTGAAAAGATGGTGGTAGAAGTTGAATAATATTATTATCTTTGCTTTTCCAGAATCACAGTTTAAAATTTGGATGACTAGCAATGAAGATGTTTTAGAAGCAGAAGATTTTTGCCTTGCTTTTTTCCCAACTCTGGTAGAAACTCTAAATGATTTTATTGATGGGCGAGAAATCGGCAAAATGATTGTCATTGGTCCGCAAACCTATATTCCGCAAGTATCCAGAAAACTTGCATATGAATTCCCGCAAGTAACAGTCGAAGAGGAAGCAGTTTAATCTATGGTACATTTTTTAATTAAGAATACAGCAGAATATCGCATTGAAACTATTGAAGATGTTAAAAAGTTCCATCAAGAGTTACTTGAACAAGCAGAAACAGACGGCTATTTCCTAACTAACTTCTCTTGGACCGAAAAGTTTATTAAAGAAAGTAAAGAGATTATTGGCAGCTATTTCCAGGTAAAGGCAACTTTCCAATTCAATGACCTCAAAAAGCCAGATAAGGCTTGGTCAGAAGTCGCTTTTTCAAAAGCTAAAAAATTTGAAACCGAAAATGAAGTAGAAGAAGATACTGACGATTGGGCATAAGTTGGAGAAAATTCAGATTAAATATTTTCCAGGCGCACCAAAACTGGTAAAAACAAATAAAGGTGATTTTATTGACCTTTATACTTACGAGGATATTACTCTAAAGAAATTTGATTTCACCTATATTCCACTTGGAATTGCGGCAAAGCTGCCAGAGGGATATGAAGCAATCATTGTTCCTCGTTCATCTACCTTTAAACGATATGGACTACTTCAAACTAATAGTATTGGTGTAATTGATGAAACATATTGCGGAGACGACGACCAATGGAAAATGCCTGTTTATGCCACTAGGGATATTACAATCTTAAAAGGAACACGCCTTTGTCAATTTAGAATCCAAAAGCACCAACCAGCTCTAGAGTTCGTTGAAGTTGTCCATCTAGGAGATAATAATCGTGGCGGGTTCGGCACTACTGGAAGATAAAAAATTAAATAAAAAAAAGACCCCTCTTTTTAGAGGGGTTTTTATTAGAGAAAAGAGTTACTTTTGAGATTACTAGGACTTGACCAGGCGATGAAAACGACTGGATATGTCATATTAGACGATAATAAGCTAATTGAGTGCGGAGAATGGACCGTAGACGGCCACAAGGACATTGAAAAAAGATTAATTGATTTCCAAGAGCAAGTAAAAAATAAATATAAAAAATTTAATTGCGATTGCATTGCTTTTGAGGATATTCAATTACAACTTGGTAATGTTGACACATTTAAAAAATTAGCCTATTGTCAAGCTATGATTCTAGACTATTGCGGAAAAAACAAAATTCCTTATATGATTTTAGCTCCATCTCATTGGCGTAAAATTATTAAAGAAAATTTTGGAATTTCTTTTGGTAAAAAACGCCAAGAGCAAAAAGATATTGCATTAGCTTTTGCGGAAAATCACGCCAACACAAAAATGTCATTTGATAGTGCGGATGCTTATTGTTTAGCTTTGGCTGCAACCATTGAACAGAATAAAAATAAATCTGCTTTTTAATAAGAAAAAGGCTTCCCTCATAAGAGAGAAGCCTTATTTTTTTTATCCTGTGATAATACCCAAAAATACATCAAAAGGATTTGCGGTTAATTCGATTCCATAATCTTCTGAATAATCAATTAATTCGGTTAAGGGGTCTTTATTTTCCGCAATTCCTTTGCGCTCATTCCTAGTCTGGACCGCAAGCTCTAGCTGTTCTTTTTCTTCTGCGGAAAAGCCATTATAAAGTTCTTGAATTTCTTCTGTTGTGTATGTCATCTTAACCTCATTTAATAAACTTGTAATAATCGTTTCCGTCATACGAAAAAACAAACATCGTTTTAGTTCCTAACGGAATATCCCACCAAAAAGCCGGGTCATTGTCTCTTCTTACCTCAATTCCCGCGAGCTTATTAATCATAGCGATAGAATGATTCCCCACTAAATTAAAATTACAAACCTTGTTGCCATTGGAATCGAAAGCAATATTAAAACCTTTTTCACTAGACCAATAAGCCGAGTTTTCAATTTCATCTTTATTTGAAATTTCAACTATAGTTGTTCCATTTTCTTCTGTGGTTGTAATTACATTCATTATATTCTCTTTTCTTTGAAATCTTTTTCTTAAAAATATTATACTACTTTTAGCTTTCAAAGTCAAGATGTTATAAAAAAAATACCCCTCTAAAAAATAGAGGGGTTCTTTTTATTTAATTTGAGTAATATACCCATTATCATCTGTGGCAACGGTGATGTCACCAGTTAAAAGTTTGCCTTCTTCATCGAAAGCACAAATTTTATCTGCTCCGACTTCATACAAACCATTTTGTAAACGTGTTCCATCATTATTGAAGTAGTACCAAGCGTCTCTACCGTCTCCATTGTCGTGATACCAGCCTATGACCATGCGACCAGTTTCATCAAGGAAATAGCTTTTACCATTATAGTCTGCCCAACCTGTAGCCATGCGGCCATCGGCTTTTAACAGATACCAACCACCATTATAAGTAATCCATTTGTCATAGACTAATGCGCCAGTTTCATCAAAATACCACCAGTATTTTTCAGAACCTTCCCATGCAGCATGAACCCAACCACTAAGCATCCAACCAGATTCATTAAAGTAATACCACTTTGTACCTACACGATACCAACCAACAGCATATTCACTTGCGGATTCTCCTGTTTGATACCACCAAGAGCCTTTGCCATCTGTATGCCAGCCAACTTGAGAAGTTGAGCGTGAGCCAGTCATGACTTCGTACCAATAGCAGACTCTCTCCATATAGTGAGCATTTTGAGAACCTGCAATTTCACCTGGGCAAGCAGTCGCAACAATCTGTTTGTGCGGACGAACGTTGCCGCCCCAGTTTGGATAACCAAGATTATATTTAATCAAAAGAGCAGCAACAAGATGTGCGCCACTCTCTAGAGTTGCTTCTGCAATAGTCCAAGGATTAGAATTGTTATTAGCGTGTTCAATGGAAATAGACTCACAATTTGCGGTCCATCGTCCACACGCCCAAGCTGTATTAGATTCAAGAACGTGTTGTGTGACTGTACCATTGGCATCAACTGAATAATGAGTAGATTGAGCTTGCATATTATCCCACATACGAGTAATAGCAGCACCAGTCAATCCAATAGCAGCTTCGTGATGAACTACAATGTAACGGACACTATGTCCATCACGACCGCTTGAATAGGCAGAAGTAGGAATATATTCATCGGCTATAATATTACCAGACCAATCCATAAAACCTCCCTTATTCTTTAGCAGCAGAACCGATAATGTTTTTAAATGCTTCGTACATACCAGTAGAAGTAAGACCGCTCATAAGACCAGTGACAACAGTTTCAAGAGTTACTGCTTGTCCTGCGGTCATAGCTGCGATAATGGCGCAAACCACACCAAGGACCGCAACAATAAGAGGAATGAAACGATTAACGGTTTCTGCGGGAACTAGATTCTTGATAATGTAACCAACACAAAGGCAAATAATGACAATGCTAGGTGCTAGGTAGGTAGAAACAATAGATAAGTCAAACATATTTTCTCCTTTTCTTTAGGCTTTATCTTTAGAAAGATATTTCGCAATAGTTCCATTTAGTTCAGAAATTTTATTCATATAGAAAATTTGAGATTCTTTAAACTCTTTTTGTAGATTGTCAAGCTTATTTTCTAAATCTCTAAGTTTTAGATAGCCATTTTCCGCAAAATCTTGTCTATCAAGAGCTTTTTGCTTTTCTGCGGCAAATTGCTCTAATTCTTGTTTTGTAAAAGGAATATAGCGCATAATCTTTTCGTATTCATCATATTCATCATGCCCTTGAACGCCTTCTTCGTCTAAGACGAAACGAAGCTCAATTCCCTTTACTTCTTTTCCCGTCTTGTCTTTATCAATAAATTCAAAAACGCCATTTTGGTCATCAATTACTTTTACATAATCAGATTTTCCATCTTTGTATTCTGGTCGGAATTCCGTGTCATCCTCAAAATGGAATACAACAACCTCATAATGGAATTTTTGAGGTTTAGAAGCAACAGCTTCATGATGCTTCAATAAAATTTTATCTTCTTGAAGTTTTCCTTTTTCTAGGTCAACTTCTGATTCTTTTAATTCTTTTCCCTTTAAATCCAAAATCCTCATTTTTTTTATTCCTCTCGAAGGTAAATTGCTTTCATAGATTGATTATCCTCAAGTCTAACAAAAAATTGCGGGAAAAGCCTAACATTGTCAGCTTTAACTGGTTGATAATGCCATTTTCTCGCTAATTTTTTATCTTTATTGAGAGTCCTATACCTCATGATAATTTTAGTATTATTATCAAATCTTTTAAGTTTATCAACTAATTCAGTTTCATTTTTGATATTAGAATAAATAAAGGATTCGTCATTATTGTTTTCAAAATAAGCTTGTTTTGAATGACTTACCCCATAATAATCATCAGAAGAAGTTGGACTAATTCCATACTGCATTTGGAAAAAATGATTAGGGACTTTATCAAATTCTATATAAGCATAAGGATTGTCCGCATTTATGACGGATAAAGAAGTTTTTTCTTCTTTTGCGGTCAAATCTTTAGAAGGCATGATAAAGGGTTCACTATAAGTCCATGGACCAGCTTCACCATATTTTCCTTTAACAGCCACTCTAATTCTACCAGGTAAATTACAAGCATCTTCTGATATTACTCCAACAATCGTTTCAATTGGAATTTTTATATCATTTGTAGAATAATCTGGAAGAGAGGAGAAAGAAGAATTAGCCGCATTAGTAGAAATTTCTACAAGATAAGTAGGAATAGGACCAAAAGAATTAGAATCTTGAAAAGTAAATCTCAAGCTATCTTTTTCTGGTACATCTTTTCTAGTTAAATTTGTAACAGGATTAATAGGCGGTAATACTGTCCCAATAGCAGGGACGGTAATTTCAAAATTTTGTGTTACTGGAAAATCTCTTATTATTGCTTCTACAAGAGTGTTTTGAAAAGTAATTTTTTTATCAGCATTTTCTCTGGGGATATAAAAGGTATTCGGACCCGCTTCACCGCACACGTAAGGTTCTTCATAATTTCCTATTGGAACTAAACAAGTAAGTTTTTGAAAATTTAATGCGGGATTTGAGTTAAAAACCTTTTGCTGCTGGTTAACAGGGGCAAGCATAAATTCTACTTCTCGGGAAGGACTATTATTTTTTGAAACAAGCACCTTTTGAGAGACTGTAAATTTTGTAGCGTTCTCTGTAAGTTCAATATTGTAAGTAAAAATTCCCCAATAATCAAAATTCTCAGAGGAATAATGTAGTCTAGCACCTAATGACATATCCACCTCCTTTTTTCTCTATATAAAATAAAAGAGGGCAAACTAGATTTTATCTAATTTGCCCATCATTTTAATCTATGGTTCAATAGCAAGTTTCTCTTCTATCTTCTTTAATTTTTCTTCTAGTTTTTGATAGCCAAGTTTAGCCTGGTCTAGCTGAATTTGCAAAGCTCCATTTAATCTGGCTAACTCCAAAAGGCTCTTTTGAAAATCATTAAACTCACTATACTTGGTATAATCAAATCCCTCATTGGGGTTACTAAGGACTTTTACATTAAAACTAGAAGTGGAGCAAACTGAAATATCATCTACAAGGTCAATGCAGCAGATAATATCACCTTCAACTAACATGGCTTTTGGATATTTGAATTCCCACTCAGTTTTTTCTTCATTAAGTGGAATGAATACATTATACCCTCTAATATTAGTTTGCAGATGCTTCCAATTAAGGTAAAGCATAGTGCCTGTTGCCATTTGTTTAAGCGTTTCTTGCTCTAGCTTGACAATAATTGAACGACCGTTCACGTTGCCCGCACCCGCAACTATAGGCTCGTCAAAGTGCTGGTCAAGAGATTTAAGGTGAATTATGGTTGATTTCAAATTGCGGTCTTTCATGATTAATTCACCTCTTCTGGCTTGGTTAAGATAGCTCTCGGGAGCTGCCTTAATTCTTTCATTAGTCCTTCAATAAAAGTATTGCCGCCAGCATTAGTATAATACATATAAGCTCTCTCTAGCGACTGTAAACTTAAATCGTCTATTGCTTTTATTTTATAGCAAAAATAATGATGCTTATCAATAATTTGACTTCTTGCTTCATCTTGAAGTCGTGCTAAGGTAATTGAATCTGTAGCTTGAAGTTGTTTGATATTTTGCTCTTGGCGGTCTAGTTTGAAATTAATTTCATCAAACCTAGTATCAATAGAATTTTTTAATTCATCAATACTTTTTTGCAATAAATCAAGCTCTCTTTGGTTTTTTTCTTTTTCGTCTTCGACTCTAAAATATTTCTTTAATTTATCTTTAAAATAATCAATTACTTCGCTAATAGCTTTTGCCGCAAAAACAAAAGTAAAAAGTATTAATAATAGAGTTGGGAGAGAATAATTATTTAATAAAAAATCAATTTGCGCCATTGGAAACTAATCCCTCCTAAGATACTCGATACCAAACATTAACTGTTATATAAGCAGGCATATTATTGTGCGGCTTGCTGCCACCTGCTGTAGATAAATTGTCTGTTTCCCATGTATAGCTACTAGCTGACCTAGCGGACCAATTATAACTGCCGTCCTTCCAGTTTGTGCCGCATCCCAAATTCAAAGCGTGTTTGTGAGCGGGTAGTTCTTCAACTGTTAAAGTATGTTCAGCTTCTCCGCCCTTAACCTTTGTTTCACCATCAGTACAATAAAAAAAACTATCTTTAACTTTTACCCAGTTGCCACCAAAAACCGAAGCTGGATTGATTGAATTGACGCATAAATAAAAACTACCAACGGGACGTAAATATTCATTTAATTTATACGCTGCCATATTTATGCCGTCCTATACCACGCGTGACAAGTAATATAAGGTGGCATATTATTGTGAGGTTTATCACCACCGCTTGGATTGGTTTCTTTTACATAATCAGGGTACATATTAGTTGACTTTGCGGTAAACTCATACGCACCACCCCAGTCAGAACCCCATGGATAACTGATATGGTGAGTGTGAGAAGGCATTTCTTCAACTGTTAGTTTATGTTCATTTTCACCGCCAGTTACAAGCGTTTGTCCTTCTGTAGCATATAAAAATCTATCTTTGATTTGAATCCAAGTACCGCCAATAAGTTGTGCGGGAGTACTTGTCTCATTCATCGAAAGAAAAATACTTCCTACGGGATATGCCGCATCTAAAAGATTAACCCATCTTGACATTATCCCACCACCTATACCTTAACCCAAATTTTAACACTATTCTGAGTAGGCTCATTTGGACCTACATAAACAGTACCAACGGAATCATCCAGTTTTTCAAAAGTTACTGCTTTATCAACTAAATGGCTATTTGACACCGTATTATTTTGTAAACTCAAGCTTAAAGCTACATTAGTTTGAGTCGTATTAAGAGAAACAGAACCAGTAACATTACCAACAACAGAAATAGTTTTATTAAGTTTTTCGGCTAAAGCAGCTTGTGTTGCACTACCAATTAAATTACCAGTAAAATTGGTCGCATAAACGTTCTTATATTGCTTTGCGGCAGTTCCCAAATTCCAAACATTATTAACAGTTGGCTCAATGTTAGTAGAATTAAACGTTCCAAGCATAGTGCCGCCAGATACAGCTAATGCTCCGATATTATCTGGGGTAATATTTACTTGACCAGTTCTATAAGAGGTTTCTTGTAACCCCTTAACCCCCGTAACTTCTCCCGCAACTTGCCAAGTACCATCACCACGTAAGAATTTTAGCCTATCTACTACTCTTGGTTGCGGGACAATACCAGCTTTACCGTCTTGCGAAACAGTTGCCCCCTCCATAGCAGGAGCGAAACTATCTGTAAATTTTGCATCAGCAGGAACACTTTTATCAATAGTAAAATTGCAAGCGGTAATTACACCATTTTGAATATAAGCAGGGCGATTAGACGCTCCAACAGTAAGAGTGAAAGGAGCTGGTTCACCATCTTTCAAATAAATTGGTCTACCATCTGCACCTATAGTAGTAGTACCAAGCTTCGCAGCAGTTCCTGCACGATACTCTTGATAGCCATCTTCCGTATTTAGTTTATTTTCGTCAACAACTAAATACATAACCTTTGTATCAGCTTGGAAGATAGTATCTCCATTTTGAGCTTTATCTTTTGTGAGTTTTAATCGCTGTTCTTTATTAACGACTGTAATCATGTTTTCAACAGCAGATTTAGGAATTGCGGACAAAGGAAGGACACCAGTCACCGCAGAAGCATCAATTTGTGGCAAAGTAATTGTAATATCACTTTCACCATTAAAATTAGCTTTTCCAGGGGCAGCATTGTTACCAGCTTTTACGCTAATCATTCTAGCTGTCTCTAGTTTTCTTGCGCTAGTGGCAACGCCTTGTAAATTACCGATTAGATTACCCTCTAATGCTTGTCCAAAAGTAGCTCTATCGTTAAAGTGTACAGGACCAGTTACCACTTGTTTCTTCGTGCTGTCTAAGTCTAATTTCTTCTTGTCTAAAACGGATAATGCTTTTGGGGTAGATGCGGTAACACCAGTCGCCGCATCTAACGTTTCATCAATCGTATCAGAAAGAAGAACATCACCATATACCGCGGAAGTAGCGTCTGGTGCTTCATAGATAGGTTTATAGGTTTGAGTAGTTGGGTCATAAACCTTAGCTACAAAATTAAGCAATTTTGCTCTGCTATTAGGATTACCTTTTGGCATAAACGCTATCCTCCTTTATTCTCCTAGTGCTTTACACACTAAATCTATAATCGTCTCTTGCGGCAAATCTTTAAGAATATTTACTGTTACAGATGTGCCGACATTTGAATCAAATTCTAAAATCCCTGTATCTGGTACGCAAAAAGTGGAAATCCCTGTATTGGTCGTAATTTTTACATCTGGGGATAATTCTGTTTTAATAATTGCAATAGGCGGTTTTTTAGGAATCTGTATTCCAATGTGAACATATTTATTCGCACTACCGCCGACCTTAAAAGAACAGCCTGCGGAAAATGGTCCTTTTTGCTGAATTAATTTCATCAGACACTCCTAAGCCCAGAGTGTATAGTTTAAAGACCAGAATTTTGGCATAGCGTTTTCCGCAACCTCTGTTTGCTCATATTTAAAGAGCATACCTTTAGGACTAAGTAATTTTGTGCTTTCTTGGCTTACTTCGTCTTTGTTCAGAAGCATTACTTCTCGACTACCTGTGTCAGCAATAGTGCCAAGGAAGAACCATTTTTCCTTATTATAATCAAAGGCATAAAATTCTTTTGCGCTTTTTTCTCCGCCATTAGGACTAAAGGTAATAATCTTATGCTTAGTATTTTCGCCGCCAGGAATATTAGCTTCTCCCGTTAAACCATTTGGATATTTAAAATTCAAATAATCCAAAATAGTACTTTTGCCAGAAGCTGTAACATCTGATTGAGTAACATTAAAGCCAATAAGAATACCGTGTTGGTCTTTTACCGTACCGTAATCACGCCAATAGACAGTAGAGCCATAATCGGGAACACTTGGATTGAAGCCACGGACAATATTATTATTTATCCAATTGCTTGCATTAGTTCCTGTTGGATATGTAACTACACCTTGATTTGTAATAGGTCTATGGTCTGGTGCGCTAAATAGCACTAACAGATGGAAATCACTTGGGCGAACACACATATCTTGGATATGATTAATAGAATCACCAATAGGTGTAGATTGAGTTTCCGTATTATACTTAACTCTAATATGCTTATCTTGCGTGATGTCAGAAGCTAGCTGAACTGATTCAATAGTTTTAAGTTTATAAGCGGTTTCTTTGCCGAGATTTTTTACGGTTAAGACTTCACCAGTATTAAATCTAAAAGATACTGTACCATCTACGCTAGTTTCCGCAGAAGTGATAACCTTTAATTTAGCAGAAGAAGCAATCTCACCGGTAGTGTGATTAACTGTAATGTCGCCAGTCTGCTCATTAATAGTAATATCTTTTACCCAGTCAAGCGTTTTTTCATATTTTGTTGAGTCATTAAAATTAAATTCAAAATGACCAGTTTCAGTATTTAGAGAAACATCTTTAACCCATTTTACTCTCTTAGGGTCTGTAACAACGCCATTTGCGGGCAAAGTACCGCCATTAGTTCCCGCATAAGTATAAGTGATTGTACCGTCTGTTTTATCAATCTGAATATCTTTAATCCATGTCAAATCAAACACGGCATCATCATCATGATTATTATACTTTACAGTAAAGCGACCACCTTGGTTACCATTACCAGTAGTTAAGGTAACTTGTTTAATCCATTTTACTTTATTAGTAAATACTGAATCAGATTCGTGGGTATATCCAATAGTAAGAGTACCATCTTCCGCAACTTCAACATCATCAATAATATTAAAATCGCCGAGATAAATCATTTTTGGCTCTGGATTGATTATATCATCATAAGAATAATAGTCAAAAACGATAATCTTGCGGGAATTGGTAATATCATCTTGCATACCAGCATATCCCGCATTACCGAAAGTAACTTTACCAGTTTGCCTATCTACGGTAAGTGCTTCTGGAGCATAAATGGTATCAAGTGCGGTTGGAACGATTACACGCATTTTCCGCAACGTATCACCCTTAATACCTTTTGGAATACCAAAATCCCATTTTTCATAATAAGGATGTGTTAAATCATCAACTCTCTTAATATTAGTCGCATCTTGTTTTAAGTTGCCAGCTTCATCATATTGAGAGACTTGATGGACTGCATAATCAATAACTGTGTAAGGGAAAGACATTCCGACATAAAACCAACTGTCAGAAGTCGTATTATCTTTTCTGATATTAACCCAAGTGTACTTAATAGTATCATTGTATTTAGTGATACCATTATCAACGTATTTACCAGGGACAATGCCATGATTGACTTTATCTTCTAAGTCAAAGACCGCAGGAGTACCAGTTCCCTCTGATACAATATAATTTCCATCGCTATCTTTTCCAGTAGGGAATTTGCGAGTTGAATTTGCGGGAAGTGCTTCCTGTCCTTTTTTCTGGACTAAAGCAACGCTATCTAGCTGGGTATAAGGTGTACCAGAAGAAGCACCTACGATTTGGCCGAGATAAATTGCTCCACCATTAGCATTTTGAGAATCCATACCACGGCGGTATAACTTACCATTATCTTTATCATTTTTATTTGGTGTATCAATTAAGCAATATTCATTGTACCAAACATCTTTGTAAGCAGAGCCTTGTTTAAAAGAAGCAACCATGTCTGCGACAGAGCTAAAACGTCCTTTTAAAACAAAGGAAACACCTGGTTTCCCGCCATAAAGACTATCCATGATTTCCTCCTTTAAATCTGTTCATTATCATAAGTATAATCAAGCGTCCAATTATCTTCATAGTGATTATTTTCCGCAACTATTCCAATAGACGTGATTGGAATGACATCACATTCATAATATCCACTTGGACCAATTCTAATTTCTTCTCCGTTAATTGCCATTAGCAAACCTGGGTGACTATTCACGCCGATGCGGGATAAGGTAACACCTGTTCTAATAGTATCAATGAGATTATTAATAGAATAAAGTTTAATTTGACCATTATCCTTAGAGATTTTTGAAATGTCAATGTATCGTCCGTATTCAACGCCAGAAGCTGTTGTATGCTGAATAGAATAATCCTCTGCGGAACGTTCAAGTTCAATCAGAATACTTGTAAAGCCATCTTCTAGCGGGGTAAAAACAATTTCAAAGTCACTATAATTAGTATTTTCTCCTTGTCGCCAAGAAGCAACGATTTGAGATAAATTAACTTTATCTGTTGGAATATAGGTTTGAGTGCCAGTACCTAAATAAAATTTCACTTGATTGTTGTCTAGTTTTTGAATATAGAGTTTATCTTGTTCAGTAACTACTCCTGCTCTGTATTCCAATGGAATCATTGATAAGATTTCTCCATTAGTTGTTTCATACAACGCAATGTTAAAGACATTTTCCGCAGTGCCACCACGCGAAATGGACATTCGTCGCAAAAATTGATAATACTGAATTTGATTATTTTGTTTTTTCACAAGCTTAATATTCAAATTAAAATCATAATTCATATCCTGCGGGATAGCAATGTAAAAATAATAACTTTTATCTTTTTCAAAAGCTCCCTGCGAAGGAGTCACCAATACATCTTTAAAGTTAGTAGCGATGCTGGTTTCATTATTTGTTAAGTTAGTTGATTGATAGCTTAAAACAGGGGTTAGTTCTGAAATGCAATTTCGCCCTGTGTAGCGTAACTGTCCTACTTGGAAAGACATTACCCCTCCTTTTTTCTCTTTTTATCTATTTAAATATAAAAAAATGAGCAAAGCCTTTTTACGACTTTGCCCATTATAAATTTACATTTTATCTATACATTGATTGCAAGATATATTCATTTGACCGCTTGCGCCAAAAGAGAAGGAGAAAGATTTAATAACATAATCTCCATAGGTATTAGTGGTTGAATCACTAACTGTAATTCTTGTATTAGGAGTCAAATAAAAAATTGGAACAGTAGTTAAAGACAATACCTTTTGATAGGTTGTATACGTCCAAAGCTGCGTTTTGACCGCATCAAAAGCACTATTCTTATATCCGCCTGTCCAAAAGTTAGAATAAATATCTCCTCTTACTTGCGAATAAGGTTGCCCCATTTTGATGGCTTCTTGACGATTTTCCACAATTTTATCATCATCCGCATTTAACCAGATGACATTTGGAATTTCTGGCTGGAAAAGACAATTTATGTCTTGATTCACTAATACTTCTGTCCTTCTGCCAATATTCTGGACTGAATACTGCCCAAGACCAGATGTACTGGGTTCAATAAAATCAAGATAGTAATTTCCATCAGCAAGCGTTTGCGGATGTAAGGTTTGTTCCTCTTCTTGCCCATAGAATTTTTGATTTTCTAAGTCATAAATCTGCGGCCAAAAGGCATCTAACTCTTCAAAATAAAAATCTACATCAATTTTTAATTGCTTGTTCTGATTATAAATTGGTTCTATCCAATCGGTATTTGTAACGTCAGAACGTACGAGATTAGTGAAAAATCTGCCTTGGTCTGTTCCCTTATTCTTTGCCAAAAGTCCTTGCAAATACATTTCCGTTCGCCAGTCTTTTGTAATATAGCCTGGTCCGCCAACGAGATAATACTTAATAGGAGTAATCTCTTTATAAGCATTATTATTCCAAAAGAAGAAAGAGTTAGTATCTGCGGTTCTGTAAATCAAATTAAAATTACCTGGATTTGGTAAAGAAGATTTTGTTGAAACAACTTGCGGGAAAGCGAGTCGAGTTAATCCAGACAATTCTTCTTTGTATACGAGTAAATCTTTATAAGCATTTCCCGCAATCGGCTTTTTATCAATCGCAAGATGATACATTACATTAATTTTCTGATTATTTCCTGTACCTTCTCTTGTCCCTTGGATAACATAATCATTTCTAATGTTCTGATATTGAGGGGTAGAAGAAACGGCAATCAAATTTTTCTTATTAGAAAAAGTGTATGAACTTTTTTGAACGGTATTATCTACTAAATAATCAAACCTTTTCATATCATCTAAAACAATTTTTGCCTGAGTAGTATTTAGATAATTTTTAATTTCTCTAAAATGGAAAATGCCATATTCGTCATAGAAGTATTCATAATTGCCGAGGTAATTCTTAATTTTTTCTAAAGCGTCTACAATAGTTTGGTTGGCGTTCATCGTCAAGTCTTGGTCAAAAACGAAATCGCTATAAATATATCCAATATCCGCATTTGTTGGATAAGTCAAAATACCATTCATGTTTGCGGGTTTTTCTGTCATTGCTTCAAAGTAGATATAGCCAGTATCATTTCCTTGTCGTTTTAAATAAAGAGGTTCTTCGCCCATCCATTTTTGAATTTTCCTAATTCTCAAAGGAACATCTTCAATGACAATATTATTAAGTGGCTCTCCCCCATAATGGTGGACCAACTCTTGAATAATATTAAAAATTAAAACTTTTTCAGAAATATAATCACCAGAAGCAGATTGAGTATCTACAGAGTCCAAAATAACCGTAGAGGGGAATTTCCCGCCAATTTCACCGTTTAATCCGCACATTTTATCTTTCAAAGTTAGACTAATTGAAAGACCAGAGCTAACACTAGAATTTACTGCGGCAGATGAAATATAGAATACACCTTTTGGAAACCACAAGATAGGATAATCTTCATAAAACTTACTGTAGTTTTTAACACCAATCTCTAAAAAGACTTTCTTATTAATAGCAAAATCATTCTTGAAATCATCGGAATTGTACTCACCACTATTTAAGCTTGCTTGTAATGAACAAGAATTCCTTACAGAAGAAGAGCCATCGCTAGTAAAAGTTCCAGAGGTGAGTTCCCCTTGAATTTCCTTCAAGGGGTCCTCATTCCAGTTTAACAAAGTGATTCTTGTATATTGTTTTTTGTTTAAAAAGTCGTCAATTTCAGATAAGAAATTTAATTTAGACTGCTTATCATTTAGGCTCTCGTCACTTTCGCCCAATAGGTAAGGATAAAATTTTCTCATATAATATCCTCCTTATAGATAGCTAGATTGAATAACAGAGCCATAATAATTAATTTGCCCTTGTACAGGAACGCAAGCTAAACCAACTTTTTCCGTAGAAGTATTAGGCGCAACATTAGTTTCATCTATATTCAATTCTTTGAACTGATACCATTTTCCATCTTCAAAGTAAACCCTAAAAGCACCGTCAACTTTATAAACAGTATTCCTCATAGGATTTTGAATATCTGCTACAGTCTCATAATTCGTAGCAGTATCTAAGCAAACTTCATTTTCACCTAAATACATTTGTCTTTCCAATGGCTTAATAGAAACTCTTACACCCTCGAAAGCAATATTAGAAATCTCAAAATTCTTGAGCAAGTGCAAAATCCCAGTTTCACCAATCAAATATTGCTTTTCCTCGTTGTCTTTATAGGTAATTTTACAAAGTGCATATGGAGTAACTTCTAAAGAAATACCTTTCCAGTATTGCATATACTGAATATGCCCACGAGAACTCACAAAATTATACTTCGACTTAATATCTTTACTAAGATATTTTCCAGGTGCAAAAATACCAGCATATTGTCCAAGGATGATGCGGTCAATGGAGCTGCCAGAAATAACCGTGTTTGCATTATTCTTCTCATTGTAGCAAAGAGTATATTCCAAAGTCACAACGTCACCAATATGATTAAAAGATAAAGAATAGACATCAAAGCTATCTGGAATTTGATAGTACCCTCTCTCATTTACAAAAATAGTTGTTTGAGATTCGGCATTTGCAATGTTAAATGTATAACCAGAGACTACTTGCTTTGGGTCCACAATTCCCGCATCTAAATTATTATTATTCACCCATTGCGGCGTACCATCTGAATCAAAATAATAAAGATTTGGTTTACTCTGGAAATACAATTTTACGTTTTTAATGTACAGGTCATCTGGCTTTTTTCTAGAAAGAATATTCTTTTTATCATAAAGACCAGTCTCGCCATTCAGATTTGACTTTCCATATTTAATTTGTAAGTCAGAAAAAAGAAGATTCCTAATGTCATTTTTATTTTCAACAACAAAATTATACATCTGACCAAGTTTAACAACTTTTAATGATTCATCGTCGCCACCTGCGGAAATACCATTGATATTATTAAGATTGGTCTTTTGGACTGGATAAATATTAAGTTCATCTAGTTTTTGTAATGAATTTCCATCTTCAATTTCGTACATCGTTGCGGAAAAATCATATGTGATTCTATTGCGCTTTTGGGTGGGTTGCAGAGAAACGTCCGCAATCATAACAACCATTGCGCCCTCGGTAGAAGAACGATACAACTTTGGCTCACCATTATTTAACCAAGAGAGCAAAGATTCCCTAAATTCTCTTTCCCACAAATAGTCGTTGTATGTGGTAGTCAGATAATTATTTTCAGTAATGCTTGTATCTTTATCTGTATGTTGAGCAAAGTCCGCATATTTTTTGTAATTCTTAAAATCATTTCTGACTAATTCATCAATTCTATCATCATCTGGGGTAGTCCCTACTTTATCGCCCTTGCCCGTATCCGCTAAAATAGATTTACTAGGATGCTCTTTATAATGTTTATAGTATTCCTCTAGTTCATTTGTATTGAATACAGATTTTTTAGAGATAAACTTTTGATAAGCATCTGCTTCTGCGGAAAGAGTGCCAGAAATGGAGAATTGTTTATAATTTAAGACAGCATTTTCTGTAAACTTTGGGAATTTGCCACCAAGAGTATCAATCTTAACTCTATTAACTACAGGTTTCATTGAAGAAATATTATAATTGTATTTAATATTATATTGCTGTTGTCCAGATGACAAAATAGCATCTTCAAAATTCGGCATAATGATGCGGGAATAGAAAACCTGGGTAATTGCACCAGCCGTATTTGCATATTGCGCAGAATATTTATACCAAACCAAGCTAGAAGCCGTATTGTCTTTAATAAAAATGTCAATTGTACCATTGACCTTTTCAGAGTGAATTAATTCAGCCTTCTTGAAATTATCTACACTTGATAATCTCTTTATGTAAATGATTCCGCCAACAATACTGGAAGAGTTCTTAATTCTAATATTTACAATTCCCAGCTCGTTGTCAACTTCTTCTTGGAACACTGGAGCAAAGCCAACATCATTCAAGAAGTCGTTTAATACGATTGAATAATCTTTAATTAAGACATATTGGTTTTTAGTAGTTGCGGTAATTCTAATAATAAATTTAGAATTTTCTGTAGTGTCAATGGTTTGCAAATCAATATTGTAATTAATATCATTCGGGTCAAGAGTATTATTTGTATAAATAGTAGGATTGTCTTGAACCATAGTAGACTTATCCTCAGAGAAAACCTGTACTTTATAAGATTGCAAAGTTTCTGTTTCTAAAATACTCATATCTCCAAAGTACATACCACCAATAATAGGAATAATACCCTTGTTAAAAGCAGTAGCTTTTTCCGCACTAGAATTATCTAAAGTTTTGATTCTCAAATGCGGTTCAAGAATAGGTTTGATTAAACAGACAGAACTCCACTCAGAAAAATAACTTTGATAGTTTAACAAATAATTATTTTTCTCATTTGCGGACATAGTGAAGAAAGAAAAACTAGAATCACCATCGAAATTATCAAATCGTAATTGAACTTTATAAAATTGATTAATTTCAAATTGTTTAGACTGAATTGCCGCAACAGGAATTACAACATAATACATATTCTTCTTAGAATCAAATTTTAAATCTGAAAAAATAATTCCGCTAGAATCGCTCAAAACATTCTCGTTAGTATTTTGATTTACTACCGAGATATGAACTCTTTTTACATCAGAGGAAAAATTATAAGAAGAAATAGTGAAATATATTACAGCATCTTGATTATAAACAAAAGCATTTGAGAAAGTGGGGAGAACAGGAGGATATAATGTATTTACAGCAGTTGCCATTTATATTCCTCCTATTTCTCTCCGTAGGTATCGTGGTTTGTGTGGCCCGTGTCAATCCATAAGCCAATGTGTTTATTTGTCGGTTGGTCTACTCCAACAAAAACAAAAGTATTTTCTTTCATAAAAGACATATAGTTGTCAAAAAATTGCTCTAGAGAAAAATTCCCCATGCCGATTCTCGTATCAACAACATCAGCGAAAGAAGCTCCAAAATCATAAAATGTTCCAAGAGTATTGTCGTCTTGTTTTACAGATATTTGTTTAACAAGATTTTTTCTAGCCATTATTAATCTCCTTGTTCTCGTCTGTGCCATCCTCTACTTCTTGCGGGGCAGCGGAAGCAAGGAGGGATGCAGCAAGTTCCTGCCTTGCCGCATCCTTAACATCTAACATAACAGAGTTTAAAACATTTTCCATCAATGACGCAGGAATTTGATTCTGCCCCATTAAATTTCCAATATAATTTTTTACTGTAGCCAAAACTCTAATTTGTAGCTCTAAATCATTCATTTTATCTCCTTTTTACTATTCTAAGCTGGACCGCCTGTGTAGAGGTCGCTAAGTTTAGTAGTTCTCTTAATGTGAGTAATATCTCCAACAGCACTATTGTAAGTATCCCAATCAACAAGACCATAAGTGTTAGAAACATTGACAGCCCTGTGAGTGTGTGCTCTATAAGTATTCCATGGAGTGTAATTACTGTATACCCAGTTTTGAGTAGCATAATTCTGATTTGCGGTCCAAGTAGTCGCATTATTGTATGCTCGATTAGCCGCATTATCTGCATATCTCTCTGTAGCGGTAACTGCCCAATGATTGTCAACGTCTGTGCGCAGATTGTTAATTTTATTATAAAAATTAGCTAATTCCGCATAAATAGCTTTAAGGTGATTATATACACTATCATAGCCGCTATAACCACTAAAAGCATAAGTCTTTGCAAACTTGAAGTCATTTCCCGCAATAAAGCTGCCATTAGCAGAACGAATATCCCAACCAGCCATAATACTGGTCCAATAGTCTACTCCCTTGGTAGAATCATGCGAGTTAATAACTCCTGGAACATAAATCGAATTAGGATTAAAAATACCAGATGTACTAATACCACTAAAACCGTGATATAGCTCATTTGTAGATTTCATAGTTCCATTTGGACTTGATAATATCCATGAAGAAGCACTACCACCTGTTTGCGGCAAAAGTCGTAAATAAACGCCATCATCAATAGAATTAGAAGATGGAGAATAAGCATCAATTTGTACGCCATCTGGTGAGCCGTGACTTTCTAAATGTAGAATACCACGATTAGATTTAACAAGTAAACCTTCTCCCCAGATATTTGAAATTAATCCAGGTCCATACTTAAAGTCCAATCCCGCTCTTGAAACTCCATTTTCATTTTGCCTTGCGGTATATCCCTCATTAGAAGTTTTAATTTCAGTATTAAGGGTATTTAAAACAAAATCTTTAGAGCCAACATTAATGCTTAATTTTTTACCCGTATTCAAAGAGGTATTACCACTAGCATTTACAATCAGTCCACCTAATTGTGAAGAATTGCTATTCAAGTTTATTAAAAGTTGTCCAGAAACAATATTAACGGCTTTGTTAAGGCTAGTTGTAATATCTAAACCATTTTCCGCAACCAATAAAGATTTTTCTGTAGCTGGAAGTGACAAAAATGTGTTTTCGTGTCCGATTTCTGCTGAATCTGAACTAATTATAATTCTATCATGAGAAGTTTTATTGATGCTCTTGGTATCAGAAGCGTATAGTCCAATGGAAGAAAAGGCTGATACAAAATCACGCTGATATTCGTTGTCAAGACTTGTACCGCCTGTCATATATAAAGTGCCGCTTTTATTGTTAACCGATTTACTCTCAGTAAAGAATTTAATTAATCCATTATCATTTGTACCAGTACCAACGTTAAAAGTTGCACCAATATATTTGTGTTTTGCGGCGGCTTCTCCAAATGCCCCAATATCTCCAATGGCTAAAGCAGTAGCATTGTCCTTTAAGGCATTAGTAAAGAAACGACCTTGGCTGTTAATACCAACTTTTAATTCTCTATGCCACTTGTAAGCATTTGCCAATTTTCGGGCAGCCGCATCTTTTTCCGCAGGAGAAGATATTTGCTCTGGAAGATAATAAATATCTTTATCTTTTACAAGACTAAAATAGAAGTCACCAGAAAAAGTATTTAAGTCTGGGTTGAGGAGTTGGTGTGCAATTACATAACTACCATCAAATTTTTCTTTAGTCTCCCAACCTATAATTTGCCCATTGGTGTTTAATAAAGCAGAAGAAAGAGGGTTATTATGGTCCGTATCTTCTTCAGTATAAATAGCATTTTCATATACAACAAAATTTTGATATTCTGCTGCGTTCGTGTGGCGATAAATGGTAAAGATAGATGGATTATTTGGGTCTAGCTGTAACTCAAAAGAATCCTTAGGTTGAATAATTGTATTTGACCCACTAAAATTAGCATCTTTATCATTGTCAACTAAAGAACGACCTTTAATTGTGATATAAGCTGGCGCGGAAGAAAGCATAATACCTTCTGCATCGTGCGGGATAGAGGCTTTATATCGTGGCTTTTTCGTCTTTTTATCAATGACTTTTGCTAAATCCGCATATGGTTTATCTAAAACGCTGCCATTACGATATTTGTTTGGCTCTATGTTGTAAAGAGAAGTAGAACCAATGTGCCAGTTGCCAATAGAAGATTCCTCACCAGGAATAAGTTTAATTTGACCGCTTTCATAGTTTTTATTTTCATCACTTTGTTCTTCTGGTAATCCAAAAATAGCAGAGCCAGTTTCCGCATCCAAGAAAATAGATTGTTTACCTTTTGAAAAACCCAAGAGTCCAGTCAAGGTATTACCGCCTTTTTTATCATAAAAAGACGAAGAACCCATTACCAGACCAGTAAACCTATTATTAGCGTCTTTATATCCTGCGCCCATTTGCGGAGCAAGGATATAATTTTCGTTCTGATTAATCTCTAGGCGATTCCCGTCCCATCCGTTCAAAGATGCTAGACCAAAAGTATTAAAGGAAAGATGTATTGGAATATAAATTTCAACTTCTGGATTGCGGGAATTATCAAAATTTTCTTTTGAATTATAGATTCTACCATATACTAGGTTGTTTGAATATTTTCCACTATAAGCAATATTCGGGGAAATGTAAATTTGAGTTAATTGTTCAAAGCCTGTAGCATTTCCATGTTCGTCATAAGTAACTCTAGGAATTAGATTTTTGCTAGTAAAATTAGAATCTTTATCATAAGAGAGATTTAAATCTGAATTTTTTGGATGGTCCGCATAATTCCTGCCATCAAAATCTGGCTCTCCACCTTCTGCGCTCCAAACAATATATTTCTTGTCTTTAGATTCAATGTTAATAAAAACACCAAGATTATGATTATAAAGAGGATTGCGTCCTTCTCTATTATAAAGAATATAATCAAGCGTTTTACTAGCTACAATATCAACTTGATAATTTTTCTTTATCCTATAATCAATTATTGCCAATGGATAACAAGCAGAATACTCTTTATCTTCTAGTTTATAAGAAGTCTTGATAATTTGATTCCTAAAATTGTTTGCGGGAATTGGTGAAGTATAGGTTAATTTATTTCCCGCAAAATCAAAGACTTTAGATAGTTTTTTATTTCCACCAAGGATAGTCCATTGAATCTTATCTTTTTCAATGATAAGTTTTTCATTCTTTTGGAAAAGATTAAAATCAAAAATTTCATCATCTAAAGTTTGACCAGAATTTAAAGCAGCCTTTCCATTTTCAATTTCAAGGCAGAGTTTTTTATCTGTGCCAAAGATAAATGAAGGAGATAATTTAGCGACGATATCTGTGCCATTAGTTCCATTTTCACCAACTTTGGTAAAAGTAAGGTCAGTTAATTGCCTGTAAATTTGTCCTTGATACTTAACGATTGCTTGAATCTGATTATTATAAGAAAGAGAATCAAAAATGTCTTTAATTTTTAGAGGGAATTGTTTTCCATTAAAAATTTCCTTAACCCCAGAAGCAGGATTAATTTGTAAAAGAGACGGCAACTCAATCAAAGAATTAGAAACAGGAACTAGCCATTCAATATCGAAAGTAGAACTATTCACCTCTAACCCATTTGGGTCATAAAGATGTGCAATTAAAGGCTTTACTAGAGTTGGAGACTGATTCCTTTCATTTGCGGGAGAGACTCCCGATTCGCTATATTGGAATACTTGATTACCATTCTCAATTACAATTTGATAATCTTTTTTAACAGGACTTTTCTCGTTTTGTAAAACGATAGAAGAAGAACCGATGTTATATTGCAAATTTTCGAGGTTTTCTTCTCCAATAATTTCTCTATCTTGCAAATAAACAGAACATTTGATTGTTACTAAATCATCAATTTTATTGACTGGGAAAATAAGTTTATTTTTATTCCAAGAGATACCATCAAGACTATTAGCTAAATTCTTTAATGCTGTCAATTCCGCATAGGAAAAATTACCAGACTGAATTAGTTTATTATATTTTTCTTCTACCTCTTGTTTTGTTTGATTAAAGATTGTAACATTTCCAAATTTATCTACCTTAGACCAAACAAAAGTGAAAAACTTATCTGGATGTTCATTAGCAATTCCCGCATCAAAATTATTTTCCTTGCCATTGATTAAACAAGTTAAAGTTGGAACGCCTAAATCAAAATTAAATTTTACGCCAAGAGAAGAGTTAATAGAAATCTCTCTTTTGGCTGCTTCGTTAAAAAGTATAAAATGTTCTTTAAGAATAATTTGCTCTTTATATACCGCAACTAATAAATATTTATTTTCATGTGCTAAATTTTCTGTCGCGGAAAATGATGCGGAATTATTATGCCCTTTATCTTCTAATAGTTTCCAACCAGGACCGCCATACATTTGATAGCCTTTTGACAAGGCGGTAATTCTATTATCTTCTTTAAACCAATAAAAGTTAACTTGGTCAGTAAGATTAGTGTTTTTCATATAGAATTTCGCGAAAATGTCAAGGTTAGAAGAATTATTTAAAGTTTTAAAAGTATTACCTTTTGTTGCGGAAATCTGTAAACGATAATTTCCACTTGTTGCAGCAATTTTCTTTAATCCCATGAATTGAATATTTTTAACAAAAATATCTTTTCCATGTCCGAGTTTATCGTCAGCGTTTACCAAATCATCTTCTACAACAAAGTCTCTTTCATAAAAAAGGATTGTATCAATATACAGAAAATTTTCTTTATCGACCGCATAAATTTGTTGTTGAGTAGTCCAAGAGCCATTATTCAAGGGGTTACCTACCATATTATTAGTGTCAATAATATAAGGTACTAGCTTAATCCCGTTTTCTTTACTCTGGTCCTTGTAAGCTAAAATAAATTCTAGTCCAAAAGTACCATTAGAGCTAATTCTGTGCGCTCTTGGCAATCTGGAAAGAAAATCGGCACTAATAAGGAATCCATCAGACTCTTTTATGCTGTTGGATAATTCATCACCGTCAACTAAAAACATCTTATTAGCAGCATCACTTTTTATACCATATTTGTAAAGTAAAGCGTACTCATGATTTAAATAAGAATGTAGTCCAAGAGGTAAACTATTGAAAGCATCATTAATTAGATTACGACCGATAATATTATAATTATTTAAAGCAGAGCTAACAAACTGAGAACTATCTTTTTTAGCCTGCCCTTTGTCTAAAATGACTTTATTTGCGGAAAAATCGCCTTGCGGAACAAGAACGTAAACTACTTCGCCGTTGGAATAACTCTTTCCATCTGCGGCATAAGCAAGGATATTTCCGCCATTATATTCAAGACTATATTCCTTCGTTAAAGCATTTGTACATTTCAAAACTTGTGCGGTAATGGTTCTATCAGCTTGAATTCTTTCCATTCTTTTTTGAGTTAACGTATCTACCGCTTTTAGAATGGCATCCTGCAATTCTAGACTATTCAAAACATTACCTCCTTTTTTCTCTAATAAAAAAGAGCGTAGAGTAAAATTACCCTACGCTCAATCTCGTTTACTCTAATTTAAAATCAAAATTAGCAGTAAAACTTTATTCAATTTTGACCTATTTACCAAAAGCATATTGCCAAGAACGGTCATTAAGACCGAGGATAGCATCTTCAATCTCTTTAGTTGATGTAGCATTTGGGAATTCCGCAGTAATGTGTACATCTTGTTTGATATTATTATCAACACCAACAGAAGTCATTCCATTAATAGCATTTCCAAAAGCTCCAAGAATATTATTGATTGCATCCACTTTCATTGCATTAGCAAAGCTGCGGACAGCCTGGACCGCACCTAAAATATTCTTAGTATCATCAGCATTTAAGACAAGTTCCTTTTGATGTAGTAAAGCAACCCTACCATCAGAAGAATTATTCCATGAACCAGTGTAACCACCAGTATCATAGCCTATTAAATTGTAAGAACTATAGCCAAGTGAATTGTAGTTGACTAGCTTACCACTCTGCCAGTATTGATTAATATAATCTTGAACCTTGCGGGCAAAATCAGAACCGTAAGCACCTTTTAGCTTACCAGAACGGATTGGGTCATTACCCCAACCAGATTGCCAACCATAAGTCCAAATTGCTTGCGCAATACCCCAAGCGGTAGCGTCATTACCAGAGCCAGAACCACCAGCTCCACCAGCGCCGTTTCCACCAGCTCCGCCAGCACCTCCGCCATTTTGTTGACGAGTCCATTCATCAATTTGCCCTTGGAGGTTTTGATTTTGAGATAACAAATTAGCATTTTCTTGCTCTTTTGCCGTAAGCTTATTGCCAAGGTCATTTACTTGCTGGTTATAAGCTCTCATAGAATTGTTAGCATTAACTACTTTACCAGCCATGCTTTCGATTCTATGCTCGTAATCTTGGACTACACCAGAATCATTCTTTAATTGCTGGATAAAGTCTGCTGTACTATTGGATAGCTCTTTTGTAGAATCAACGCAATTATTAAGGCTTTGACTAATGTCATCAAAATTCTTACCGACCGCATTAGCTACATCTTCTGTTTGCTCTTTATAATTTTCCGCGGTATTAATCAGACTATTAAACATTCCATCAGTATTAGCATTAAAATCAGTTAGATTTTGTAGCCAGTTTGTAATAGAAGTTGCCCAGCGGGTGTCAATCTGGTCAAATGCGTCATTGTTACCTTGAACAATTTGGTCGTATACATCTTTCATGCCAGAACGATTTTCTTCTGTCATGGCATTGAACATACCAATATAATCATTGATAATATTCTTTTCAGATGTACTTAATTGTTCTCCTGTTGAAGCAAGATATTCTTTAAGAGAGTCAATAATTGTTTGAGTTCTCTTTTTCTTTTCATCGAGTGAAAGATTTGCATTATTCCAAATGTCGTCTACTTGGGATTTAGCTTCGGTGAGCGCGGACAAGGAGTCAGATTGAGTTTGTTTCATCTGTTCTTTTGATAAATTATAAGCATTGTTTTGTGCGTCTAATAAATCGCCTTGTGCGGCCCTTGTATTATTTTGATTCGCAGTATAGACGTAACTATAATTGCCTTGTGAATCTCTGCGGAGCTTCATTTGAGTTTTATTATTTTGCGCATCTTCGAGAGCAATACGCTTCTGTAAAATCTCTAATTGTGCTTGCGCATATTGAACATCATAGGAAGAAAGATTAGTCTTATTCCGCAAATACCCTAGCTGGTCTTTCATCTGGTCGGTAATCATTTGCTGTACTTTAAGGTCATTTGTACCGTCTAGTAAGTCAAGATATTTACCTTGCAGCTTTTGGATATTGTAAGCTTTATTGGTTGCGTCTAAATAGTAGTCTGCATTGCGGTTAATGAGTTCCCATTCGGTTTTAATCCATTCGAGGTCATTACCCATAGCATTACCGCTCCAAGAGTCAGTAATCTTGCTAATAGCATTAGAATACTGCTTGTGTAGGTTTTCAAGGCTAGTCTTAATTAAATCGTCAATATCCTTTGTGGCAGTGGTAATCTTTTCTTGGACTGTATTCCATTCTTCCGAACCTTGACGCATATGAGATTGCATTTCTTTCCAAATGACAAGTTGCTGTTGATATTCCGCAAGTTGCGCACGATAATTCGTTTGTTGAGCAGCAAGAATTCTATTCTGTTCTTCATAAGCCTTATCGCCATGAAGAAGTTCAGAAATGTCCGCAATGTGTTCTAGTTCATCTGCGATTGCGGAATATTGATTCTTACGCTTTTCGATGCGGTCAGAAATGTCTGAAATTGCTTCGATAATCTTATTGTGAACATCATCAATGTCGCTCCAATAGTCCTCTAGGAGTTTAGACATTTGGTTAAATATATCTTTTGCAGAATCATATAAACCTTTGCCATTTTCTCCAAAGATTTCAGATTGACCAGTCTCTTCATACTGTTTAAGTTGATTAAGAATTTCAGAACCGTTTTGCCAAGCCATATCAAAATAGCCAGTTCCGCCAGCTTCCATACTACCATTACCTTGCGCGGACCTTCCAGCCTTAACTTCATCAATCTTTCTCTGATAGAAGTCTTTTGCGGACTGTTCAGTAGCTTTTTGCTGTAGTCGGCTATAATTCTTAATCATTTCATCAAAGTATTTATCAGCAGTTTTAATATCAAAGTATTTCTGTAATTTAGCACCAGATTCCGCAAGGTCCTCAAACGGATTCTTATCGAGTCCACGATTCATGTTATGCTGGAATGTCTCTAGCGTCTTTTGAATATCTTTAATATTATCTAAAGCTTTAACAGATTTATTGAAAGCTTCAATTTGTAAATCTTCAATAGAATCAGTAATATCTTCTATCTGCTTTTGGGTATCCTTTAAATCTTTTGACCAGAGTGTATCATATCGCTTATAGGTCTTATTAAAATCATCAAGCTCTTTTTTAGCAGATTGAATTTGTTCATCGAGGTCTTTTTGTCCTTCTTCGGTTGTAGTAGCATTGTACTGACCGATAAGGTTATTAACACGATTAAGTAATTCATCATGAACCTGCTGATAATTAGCAATAAATCCTTCTGTGTCAAAAGCAAGTCCATATTGAGATTGTAATTGGTCCCTAAGTTCACTTGCTTCTTGCTTTTGGATTTTTAGCTTTTCACGATAAAGAAGAATCTGTTTTTGTAGCAGCGGAATTTGTGATTCAAGATTTTTAAGAAGTTCTTTGCCAGTTAGTCGCTTTTCTTCTTTCTGGATAACTGATAAATCTTCTCCAACAGCAGATAGTAAGGCATTTACTCTTTCGTATCTATCTACTTCATCTTTTTCGAGGTCTTTGGTTTTTGGTTCGTAAGATTTTCCAGAACCGCCACCTTTTCCTCCACCACCTCCGCCTTTACCCTTGCCAGAACCGCCGTAGCCAGCACCTCTAGCACCTTGACCTACGGCGTTATTTCCAACAGGCTTGTATGCACTGATAGCTTGCGCTCTAGCTGCGGTATTTCCCGCATTGGTAAAGTAACTGCCAGCATTAGTCAAAGCAGCAGCAAATGAAGCTACATTACCACCGCCCTTGCCTTTAGCATTAAAACCAAAGGTAGGAAGATTAATCTTGCCATTTTCAATATCAATCCATTTGCCATTGGCAGGACCTTTAATAAATGGTTCAAATTCAATGGTGTAATTAAAAGACTTAATCATATTGCCAAGCGCAGTAAGGACTTGACCGATAGCCTGTTGTGCGTTCATTAGTGCGCCAGATGTGCTATTCATTGCAAGCTGCGTCATTTGTGAAACCTGGTCTGCGCTCATGCCCGTCATGTCAACGATTTGAGCCATGGCCGCAGCGGATTCTTCTGCGCTACCGTTAATTGCAGCAGTGAGCAGGGAGTTCATTTCATCGACAGAAACGTTTGCAATATTAGCTAGGCTTTCACTGATAGCAGCAAAGTTGTCTTGCGAAGTCGCCGCAAAATCTACCAAACTCTGAGTAAGGCTATTCATATAATCGGTAAATCTAGAATCATCAAGAATACCATCGGTAAGTTGACCTGCGGCATCTGTGTATTGTTCTAGCATTTCCGCATTTTGACCAAGAGTATCAGAGATTTCTAAGGCTGCTGATAGTTCTTTTTGTGTGCGGGTCAGGGCATTGAGTGAATCGGCCGCATTGACCGCAGCTTGGTCATTTTTGTCTACAGCTTCGTATAAACCATCTTCTGATTCTTGCAAGTCATAAGTAGAAGCTGTTAGTCTCTTTTGAATTTCAATTCCGCCTTGTAGGTCTTTGATATAATCGCTAACAGATTCTTTTCCTTGTACAAAGCGTTTATTGGATTGGATAAGAGCATCAGAAACTTCCGCACCAAGTACAGATACCATTTCTTCCGCATAATCTGTAGTTGCATCAAATTTGCCGTTAAGAGAATCTAAGGCATCATATAATCCACTAGATTCGATACTAGAACTCATTGAAGCAAAGTATTCTTGCGTACTAATGCTACCTTCCGCAAGACTTTGATTTAATTCTTCATTCTTGTTAACAAGAGCGTCTAGCTGAGAATCTATGTTTTGGAAATTAGTTTGTTCTTCTACAACACCTTCGGTAGAATTTCCAATACCGTAATCGTGTGTATTTTGATGAGAATTTTTGCTTTGGACGGATGCGAGAATATCTCTATAATTCTCAAATGATTGCGTACCGCCCATATTATCATCAACAAGCTGATTTTGTTCTTTGATTGACTCATTCCAGTCATCTAAAGCTTGCTGATTAAGTTTATACTGGTCACCAACTTTTGTTAAATAGCCAGCATATTCGGGATGTTCCGCAAGTAACTTTGCGGCTTCTTGATTATCAAAACCACCAGATTCATCTTTGTCATACTGTGACCAAATAGAATCTAACTGATTGACCGCACCATTTGTTTCCTTGTATGCGTCTTTGTAATCAGTCTTTAGCTGGATTGTTTTATCTTCTTCTGGAATTAAACTCTTAATTCGCTTTAATTGATTTTGAATATTCTCAATGGAGGAATCTTCATCAATAGAAGCCATGAGTTGAGCGTATTTGTTTTTATCATATCCAGGAGCAAAATTATTAAAGCCTTTGGCGACTGCGGCTTTTTGTTCATCAGAAAGTTTGTCGTATTTCTTGTTGGCATCTTCAAAAGCCTGCTGTTGTGCTAAATCTTTCATCCACTGAGTATTAGAAACAACTTTTGAAACGCCTTTAACAATTCCGTCTGCCATCGCTTCGGCTTCGTCTTGCCCAGTTACATACCCCTTTTTCTGTAAATCTTCGACAAGGCGATTACGATATTGCTCAATCGTTTCACCTTTTTGATATTGAACGGGAGCATTATCTGAGCTATATTTGTCAGTAAGCGATGCGGTCAAGTTTTGACTGGCTGTCTGATATTGATTAAGTTCTTCTGAATGAGAATCTCTTAAAGCATGGAGTTTCTTTTGCTCCTCGACAAGAACTTCAACATCATGACCAAGCGCACGTTCAGATTCAATCGCTTTATTAAATGCTTCATCAACTCTTTGAATATCTTGGACTCTTTGAGCCGCAGAAGTACCGTTGACAAATCCCCAGTCTCCTGTAATACCACTCATGGTCAAAGAAGAAGAGTTCTTGTAAGCTTCAGTAACAGCTTGATTTCCGCCAGCGAACTTACTATCTGGCGCAAATTGTGTGGAAAAAGGATTAAAAGCACCAGCAGATTCTGCAAACTTTCTACCAGCTTCGTTTAAAGCCGTGTTTTGTGTGCGGATAACTTCGTCAAGTTTTACTTCTGACGCACGTTCAATATTTCTATTGTAAGTTTCCCATTGACCATTGGCTGCGGAAAGGGTATCTGCTTGATTTCCAAGAGCCTTATTAAGACTCTCGGAAGCCTTTTTAAGTTCGTCTGAACTAGCCTTGCCCTCTTTGTACTTTTGGTACATTTCAATGTAAGCCTGTTTAGCTTCACGAATCTTATTAAAATCGCCAGTTGCGGTTTCGCCAGCTTGAATAGTTGCACGAGAAACAGCTTCTTGCTGCTCTCTTACCGTATTAGCAATGACAGAACCGACTGCCGCAATAATAAATAATCCAGGTAAAATAGTATTTAGACTTAAAGCAAGTCCCGCAGTTGCAACTCTAGACGACTCCATAGATTCAGAGAAGAGAGAAGCCGCTCTTTGAGCATTTCTGAATTGCTCTGGAGCTTTAGAGAAATTAGAAATAAATTCTTTTGCACCATCTACCATATTAGAGAAGCCAGCAATAGCTTTACCTTTGACAAATTCGCCAATAGATGCAAATGTTTGCTGCGCATCTTTTAGGCTCTTGGTGTTAAATCCTCTAAATGCACTAACCATATTAGGTACAGCCATCGAGAGATTAATTACCGTTTGCAATACCTTTTCGCCATCAGTTGTATTATCATTTGCCCACAAAGAGCCAAGGTTCTGGAAAGCAGACCAAGCAAATCCAAGCTGTCCAATAGCACTAGAAAGCTGAATAGTAGATTGAATCCTATGCCTTAACGCAGTTTCTTCTTCCAATCCTTCATTAACACCCTCTTGGGAAATGCGACCAGCTTCATTATGAAGATTGCGGTCATTTAAGCCAGTTAAATCGCTATTCCTGCGGGCAAAGACAATCTTACTATCCTCTTTAGCTTGTTGTAATCCTTTAAGAAGAATGTCAGATTGACCAATAGAGTCAGCAATAATCTGTTCCGCGTATTGCCCATCAAAGAAGTCAATACCCTCTGTTTTCATATCTTCAAAGAGGTCTTTTAATTGATTAATGCGGATAATCAAGCGGTCTAGAGGGTCCTCTGTTTGAGAAACACTTTCAGCTAATTCATTAGTTTCTTGTTCTGCTAATGTTAAATAATGATTATCAGAGTATTCATCGTCAATCGCAGAAACCAAGTTGAGAATGTTTTGATAATTCTTTTCAATTTTTTGGAGTTCACCCTCTTGAATTTGAAGTGCTTCAGCATCCAAATCGCCCGCAACTCGCATATTACTGAAAATTTCAGCCATACTCTCACGGATATTTGCAATAGAATTGTAAGCCACTGTAGAATTACTTCTTTGCATTTCAATAGCCGAATTGTCGTACAACAGGCTAGGACCGAAAATGTCTCCTACTTGGTCATATGTGTCAGAGAATTTAAGGTTTCCGCTTTCTTTATCTCTAGTGACAATATCTCCACCATAAATAAGGTTACTAACATCTTTTAAGGTGGACATCTTTTCTAGAATTTGAAGTCGTTCTTGTTCAAGAGCAACTGTTTT